CTATTGTGTCATTACACCGACTTCTATTAGCACCTCTTTTACACACTCTTGTAGATTTAAAAGTTTAGGTACTTGTTCGTAAGTATAAGTGCCATTCATTATAAGTGTCACCCACACCTTCACACATCCTGAATCTTTGTTAAAACTAAACATAATATACACTCTCCTTTTTATATAATTAATTATTTTGAACATAAAAATAACACCTAACTTTAAACTGTCGGTGTTGTCATTGTTGCTATTAATGTTGTTAATTCTGCATTAGATTTTTCTAAAGATGCTATTCTTTCTAGTGCTAGTTCCATATCTGTTTTAGGTGTTGGAACACTGTCTACATACTCATAATATAAGCTTTTAGTAGTTGGGTTATATTTTAAGATTGCATCTTTACCCTCTATCTTTTCAGGAACAGGTTCAGACTCAAGAACTAACCCTGTCTGTTCTAGTTCCTCCCTGGTCTTTCCTAAGCCATCTTTTGCATCAAATGGTTTGAGGTGAGTTATTCCAACCTCATTGTTTACAATTTCAACGTATATCATATTGTATACCTCCTTAAAGTACTATTTGATAATAAGTGTTATTGTCTATATCACAGATTACAGTTATATCTCCATACAGAGCTGTGAACATTGCATCTCGCACCTGTAATCCAAATGCAAAAGTACCATTATCATAACCTGCATATCCTTTATCTTTTAAAGATATAGCATCACAAATTTCATAATTATTATTTAAGTCTAGTGCTGTGAGTACTACTTGGGAAAAGTTTGTGCTACTACCTGTATAATAGTCCGAACTAGTGTTAACCCACAATAGACTATGCTTCTTATCATAGAACACGATTTCTTGGAAATACCTACCTACTTTATAGCCTTTGGGGTTACTCAATGTCACTGTGTTTGCTGCATAAGATACAAGGCTAAAGTTAGCTAAATTATATTTATATAAGCTAATAGTAGTGCTGGTGCTTTGGTCTGTTATTACATATAAATACGTGCCGTCTGAGTAGAGCCCTCTTTTATTGGTGGTGTATACTCCTCCACCTGCACTTAATTTTTTAGTAGTCATAGACAATGTTGTAAGACTAATCTCATATAGGTCTGTAGTCTTACCACCATCCGTACCTATGATATAAATACAGTTATTGGCTTCACAGTAGAACCTATACCTGTTCAGTGTAGAATTTATAGATGTGTACATGTTACCTTGTTTAAAACTCACCTTGCTTAAATCGGATAGAGCTACTTTATTATACTCACTTCCAATACCTTCCCTATACGCACTATAATATATATAGTCTTTATCGGCATATAGCGTTTTAGGCGCATAGTTAAATGTAGCCACAGGTGCTTCAATTATAGTCCTGTATGCGAATGTTGTTAAATCTACCTCATAAATTCCGTGTTTAACAGCTTGTTGAGTATCACTGAGCCCAGTAATTTCAAAATATACTTTTGAACCATCCGTAGAATACGTTATATTTTTAATATTAGCGGTGGCTCCTACTAGATTTAGAGTTGACACTGTTTTCAAATTTAACTTTACTAATATCTCATAGCTTTTCTTCACCTTAGAGTATTTGCATATATTTACAAACCCCTTCATTCCCTCGGTTTCTATGAGTATATCGTTGAAAAATGAATTATCTGATGCTCTGTACAAAGATGCACGAGTAGGTATAGTACCTAAAGGTACTGCATAAGCTCCTTCTAAGCCTAATGCTCCACCTCCAGCAACACCACTAGCTATAAAAAAATTGCTACCTACCCTCACAAGTTTAGTCGGAATGTTTATCTTTAATACATCTTTTTCTATGGGCTTTCCTTCTCTGTCCAGTATAGGTACACTGTTAAGAGTTGCACCTGCTAAATTATTAATGTGAGGTACTATTGTAACCTCTGTCATGTTAGTAGGAATAGTTGCAATGTAATCTAAACTCGTTCCTGTTGTTGTTATTGGTGTAAGGTCTGTGTATTTCACTTTCTCACCCAATTGTTCATTAGCTTTTTTTAATTCTGTATCTGCAATATCCATATTATAATTAAGATCATCTACATTAACATTGTCATTGTTTTCTGGCTTTTTAAATCCATAATTAGTTGTCAGCTGCATTAAATCACATCCTCTCTAAGCTGATTCCATGTTTTATTAATAGCTCCACCCCAAGTTAATCCACTAACCATATCCCAAGTATTATAAGTGAATTCATATATTACAGCTAAATGTGCTGGTTTAATTTCATCTATTGCTGCCTTTAAATCATCTATGTTTGGTGGTACTCCCTTATTACTTATAAACTTAATAATAAAGCTATAGGATGGATTATCTTCTATTACATCCACAATCCCATTATTATAACTCTCTGCAACCTCTTTAATTAGCTTTACAGTAATAGTACCTTGACCTCTTAGTTTGCTTAATATTCGGCTACGCCTATACTCTACGTTATAATTATTATTTACATCTATACCTAATTCTTTTTCCCATCTTTCCAAACTAAAATCAGCACTATCTATAAAAAATTGATTTAATACATCATTTAACTTAGACTTAAAAAAGGTTAGTTCTATAGCATTTGCATTATTAAGATCATCTAGAACTTTAGATGTCTTGTAATATTTAGGCATATAAGAAAAGAGTGTGTTCTTATCCAAGAGTCACACCCCCTAAGACTGCTACTTTTATATCTTCTATACTTATATTCGCAGTACCATTATTGACTTGTAAGTTAGAATAATCCAAAACACCAGGAGTATCAAAAATAATATTACCTATTTTCGCATAACTCACATAACTTTCTTTGAATGCAATACTCTTGAAGTATATTACTAAGTTATCTTCAATACTACTTTTCACAGCTTCTTCAGTGTAGTTATTTGTATCTATTACTAAAATAACTGAGATATTTATAACCTTCTCTGTAGCACTCTCTACTATCACTGTTGCTCCTATAGGTCTTACTTCTTCAATATGTGTATAAACTTCATTGATTAAACCTGTATCAGCTTCACGCTTATTAGAATTTATAATTACTACTTTCACTGTTCCTGGACCATTGGCAAGAGGAAATACTCTGGCATCTCCTACTCCTGTTACTTCTTTACTCCAATTAAGGTAGTGCCATTTGTTGCCGGATGTAGCAGGTGTCTGAATTTTAGTATAGTATCTTTCTCTTAAGCTCTCATCTGTTTCTTCTTCGTAGCCATTAGTAAATGTAGCTATATTAGTTACTGTTTGAAGTCCTTCTAACGTCTTCGGAAAATACTTAATAGCACCTACAGGAACATTACCTATAATTCCATATTGCTCACATTCTACAGATACATTAATAGTTTTTTCAGTTGGAATAACCTTATCTTCAAGAAAAATAAAATTAACATTATCACTTGCAACCATCTCGCCTTTAGATATTACTGCACCTACAAGTCCAGTTACAACAACCTCACCTTTTGCTTTAGTTGATAATTTTCTATTTATACCTTGTTCATATACAATTCGATCTAAATCATTTCCTGTAGCAGTATCTGCAAAGCCTTTATTCAATATGCTTTCAAGCTCTATATATGCTTTTTCAATCTCAATCGATATCGGCTTTTCTATATCATAGAAAAATGAACCTTCGCTCTTGTCATATCCATCACTTATATTACTAAGCAGTCTTTGCTGTATAACTTCCTTACTATCTGCCATTAAAACCTCACCTCCTGACCTACTGACCCATAAACACTATTAACAGTAAAGTTCACTACTAACGTTCTTTTATCTCTACTAAAACTGAATTCATCTACATTTATTATCTCTACATTCTTTTCTAATGTTTCAGTTACAGTACGTTGTATTTCTGCTTGTATATATATTTGTTGATGTCCACTATTTATAAGTTCTAATAGAGTTATTCCATATTCATCTATTTCTCCAGTTTCGTAAATCTTAAACTTAAACTTTTCTGTTTTTAATATTTTTTCTATCCAAACTTTAAGAGCTTCTATCCCCTCAATTTCTATTAACTTACCATCTCTAAGAATAAAATCTCCTATTTTGAAGTCAAATAAAAAAGACTTACCTGGAGCAGTCTTGTTTTCTTCATCTTTTATATTATTCAATTGTGGCTCATAGATTGGAAACACAACTACACCACCTTATCCACTATAAAATATTTCTGCTCGTCTGCAGTTGGAATACATAATACATTATCGTCTATTTCTACACTTATTCTACTACAGACATACATTTTTGATATTATTACTTTACCATCAAAAATTGAAATTCTTAGAGGATTTACTCCGATTACTTTCCCTATTACTGGGCCATATGGAGTTGAATTAGTTCTCTTTTTAAATTCCTTCGCTAGATCTACATCCCAACCCATAATTACCACTCCAATTCTATCGTTACATTGTGCTTATTATTAGAAAGAGTATGATTAGCACTTTTTATCTTATCCCAACCCTTTAGTTTATTAGCTACATTTAACTCTATTAATCTATTTGCTCTAATAGTTTCTGCATTTTTTATTCCTAACAGATTTATGCTAGTACTTTTAATTGCCTTGTTATATTGCTTTAACAAGTTCCTAGCTATATTTTTAGCTTGTGCTCTATTCTTTTCTTCTACAGATTCTATCTTTTGTAATAACCCAAACTTATTAATATTATTTTTATCTTGTATAGTAGCATATATAGATTTATTGCTTTCTTCACTACTTACAATTAATATTTTATTTTTCATTTCTTCTATACTGCTCTCTATTGTAATATCACTGCCTATAATAACCTTAGGCTTAATCCTCATGTCTTGCAGCCTTTTTACAACAAGAGTATTAATGTTCATTTCTTTGAAGTATTTTATCCCCTGGTCCTCTTCAGCCTGTTTTAGTATATCTTCTATGATATCATTTATAGATTGCTTATATATTTTATTAATTGTAGTAGGTATATTAACTATCTCGCTACTAATACCATATTCTTTTAGTAGGGAGGTTATAGCAGAGCTAGCCTTAATCCCATTGAATTGTTTTATAACTTCATTTTTAAAATAGAAACTATAATCCATTGCTGTATAATTATAAGAAAATTTACTTTCACTCTTTTTAATAATAATCCCTCTAAAATATTCTTTATTATTAATTAAAAAGCTAATTATAGAACCTTCTGTAAGATTAACAAGACTATCGAAGGTTACTTGCATACCCAAAGTATCTGTATCACTGCTCCAACTAATATTATTAGATTTAGCAAGTATATTCATTCCATTGAAAATAACTCTATACATTTCTATACTCCTTGAAACTAACATTGTAGTTTACTACATCATTTTCTTCTTTCCATGTCATAGATTCTACGCTTACTAGTACATTTATTAAATTTGTAGGTATGGTAGGATTAGGATTTCTGTTAATAATCAACCTTACAGGTTTTTTCTTTGACATAGAGGCATGCATAAGATTAATTATTTTATATGCCCCTATATTACTTTTAGAAAATGAATATTTACTTGGAGTAATAGGCAACTTACCTTCTAACCCAAACTCCAATAAATTCATATCTCCTATAATGTTAAAATCACCATTACTATAACTTTCAAATACTTCATTTTTAGAAGTTCTATTAAATTCTGGAAAAGTTGACGGGAGCCATGAAAATTGATACACATTTTTACCATCATGACTCCCTATGAATATATCAGCCATTCTAACCCCTCCTTACATATTACCTAGTGCTGATAACACCTTATTTGACACTACATTTCCTACATAGTTAGCATACTCTTCGTTTCCTATAACATTACCTTGAATAGTTATATACACAGCTACTCCGCCTTTTAACATTTTTTCTGATTTATCTGCTGGAATCACTTGTGATCCATTAGGTAAGTTTACTATTTCTCCACCTTTTTCATTTATCTGTGCCAACCCGCCTTTGAAATATTGAGTACCTAGTGCAAAGTTAGGTATCGTTGGAATATTAACACCGAACGTTTTTCCACCAAATTCAGGTACCCAATCTGGAATAGATACACTTATAGTATTAAGTTTAGATATAACCCAATTTATAGCGTCTATTATTAAGTTTAGAGGTGCTTTTGCTATGCCTACAAGGCTATTAAATATACCTCTAAATATCTCTTTTACACCTTCCCAAGCTTGACTCCAATTACCTGTAAATACACCTACTACAAAATCTATAACTCCACCAAAAAACGTTATTACACCTTCAATAACACTTTTTATACTATTAAATGCATTTGTAACTATATTTGCTATTACAGGAAAAACTGTTTGAAATATAACTCCAAATACACTGGCTAGCCATGTTCCAAATGGTACTAGTACATTTTGCCATATTATAGTTATTAACTCCCACAGTTTTTGTAAAAAAGGAAGAATGTTAGTTGTAAACCAATTACCTATAGCTTGTAGTATCGGAGGTAGTACACTAGCTAACCATGAAGCGAAACCCTTTAATTTTTCGAATAACCCGTCTATAAAGTTTCTAAATGTTTCACTTTTTTTATATAGGATTATACCTATTGCGATTAATGCTCCTATAGCTGCCGCAACCAAAAATATAGGATTACTTAATATTGTTGTACCAGCCTTCAAACTTTTAAAAGCCTTTTTAAGACCACTTACAGCACTTGTAACTTTTGTTATTATCATAAAAGCTCCAAATGCACTAGCTACTCCTATAATAATAGGTTTTATCCATTCCATATTATTTCCTAACCATCTAAATATACTTCCTATCTTAGAAAATCCACTTTGGATTTTAGGAATGATTTTTGCCATTATTCCTTCTATATTCACTTTAGTTATGAAATCATTTATTTTACCAAATAATTTTTCTAGTGGAGGAATAGCATTAGCCATTATCTTAGCTCCAAGGGTTTGAAAATTGAGTTTCAATGTCCTAAGACTATTTGCAAAACTTTTATTTGTTTTCGCATAGTCTCCTTGTGAATCGGCTGTATTTTCCATAAGATATTGATATCTTAATGTAGTTTGTTCAGCTTGAGACATCTCTTTCCAGGCTTTGTTTACGCCTTTGCTGAGTGCGAAAGCCTCCATATTAGCAACACTCATATTTACGCCCAAGGCCTTCATAGGCTCTGTTTCACCGCTTATTGCACTCTTAAGTTTTTCAAACGCTTCATCTGGCTCTAGGTTGTAAAATGAAGCCATATCTCCAGCTAATCCAGTAAGGCCTGTAGACATTTCTGTCAATTTACCTCCAGCAAGTCCACTTGACTTCATAATAGCACCTAAAGTACCACTATATTTCTTTGCCTGTAATTCACTTATACCAAATTTAGAACTTGTAGTTTTCGCAAAATCATCTATTTTTTTTGCCATATTACCAAAAGTTGTATCAACTACGTTTTGTACCTCGCCTAAGTCACTGGCTAACATTAAGCTATCCTTAGCAAAAGTTGCTAGTCCAATACCACCGATTAAACCTGTAACTTTTGCAGCTGTACTAGAAAATGCACCTGTTATTCCTTTTTTCATCTTTGCAGCTTGATTCTCTGCTTGTCTTATTTGCCTCTGAAACTTTTTAGTACTTTGACTAGTTTTACTAATTGTTTTGCTGAAATTATCCTTCAAGTTTAAAATAGTGTTTATAACTTTACTAGCTATTTGCTCCACCTCCTAAAACTATCTTGATAAATTTTCCTAGCTCGTTCCAATATTGCTCTCTTGCACAATGTAGAAATACTTTCTCTGAAGAGCTTAATTCTGCTAAATCATTTAATTCTTGACCTCTTACAGCATAAAAAGCATACATATTAAAATCTACATCATGCTCTATTAGTTTTTTACTTTTTCTACCTTATCACCCATGTCTATAAAGTCCATAAGTTCTTCGCCTATTTCCATAATGTCATTCAAATCAAATATCTTGCTTACAGTATCGAATGGATCTACAACTTCGATTTCTTTTTGTAATTCTACATCTTGTAACATTGGACAGCATAAATAGATAAGCTTCTTAAATCCTGGTACCATCTCACTTACTTTTAAATCTCCATTAGATACTCCCATTTCATCTATTATTTCTAAAAGAGTTTCTTCCTTAGGCTTTTTAAAAACTAAGGTTGCATCCATGCTCTCAACATAAATCTCTCTAACTTTAAATTGATCTTCCTCTTTTTTAATTTTCTTAGCTATTAAATCTTTAAACGTTGCTTTCTTCGAATTTTCTCTACTCATAACTACCTCCATAAGTTCAATTGTCTTTAATATTTTTATCTTTAAATCAATTGGTATATTTTTATTTATAATAACTAATTTTGCTAATCCTATTGTTGTATTTATTAGTTTTGCTTCTACACTCATTTGATTCCTTTTACTTTTTAAAAATTTCATACAACTCTTCTCCTAAAATAAAAAGCACCCCGAAGGATGCTTAATTATATAGTTTCTAATACATCATACTTACTAAATTTTAAAGGGAGTTCTTCTTCTATTAATGCCTTTGCTTCAAATTTAGCTAACATAAATTCTGTTATTGTAACATCACTGACTGCAACTCTCTCAGATTTACCTGTGGATTTATCTGTAAGTTTCGTAATAATTTTTATATCCGGCATAACTCCACTTATATAAGCATCACCTATAAGCTCCAATATTGTACTATCTATCTTTTGAAGTGTCATTGTCCCTTCTCCAGTGAAACCTGTATATCTACTATAAGTGCTATTATCCCCACAAAAATTCAAATCTTCAAAGTTACCTGTTACTTTTAGTTCAATTGACTTTAATTGTGATAACAACTTACCATTTACCCAGACATTACCACTTGATCCCGTAAGAACTCTATTCACGTTAACGCCCATTTCTACACCTCCTAAAACATTGAGATATTAAATCTAAGGTTTTCCATAGCACCTAAAATTTTAACATCTCCGCCTAAGTATACATTTCTTTTAAAAGTAGTATTTCTTACTTTTGTATCATTCCAAGCTTCTGCCTCAGGCTTAATTTTAACCCAAGCAGCTCTCTGTGTTACTACATCAACATCAGAATAGTTTTTATAGTTTAAATCTAATATATCTTCCTTAGCTAGACTGCTAAAATAAGTATTTACAGCACTTATGAATAAAACTTGATTATCTAAATTATTTTTATATTTACCGATATAATCATTTTTAAAGGTATTTCTTATATCGTCTGTAATTAAATCCATAGTTTCTACGGTGTCTATATATCTCATATCTTCACTATTAACGTCTGTAAATGTAGTTAAACTATTTATGCCTAATCCAACTTTTACATTATCGAAATCATTTATAAGAATGAATTTACCTAGATTTAGTGAATCATTATTGTCGGCTACTTCTTCAACTTTTGCTAAGTTTTCACACACAAAGTAAGTTGTGCCCTTTTCAATATTGCATGAAGCAATTATGCCAAGTAGGGAAGGTAAATACTTATCTCCTGTTTTCTCCGCTCTTGCATCCTTAAAAACAACATTCGCATTGGTAAAATTAACTATATGCTTACAATCTGGTGCAGTAGCATTATAAACTATCGCTTTGTATGTTTCTCCATTAGATTCCTTATCCTTAATCCAATTAACTATTGCTGTATAATCATCCGCAATCCCAACTGTAGTTATCCATCCAGTTTTAACTGTCTTTTCAACTATACTAAGAGCATCAACCATAGTTTCAGTTGTACTAACTCTAATTACAACGACCTTTGTCACTTGAAAACTCAAAGTATCTAAGATATATTGATAATTTTCACTAGTATAAAGTGTCTTTTCTTTCTCTAGTTCCTTCAAATTCTTATATTCTTTACTTGTAAAAGATGTGTCTGTATCATCCTTTACTATAAGTATTGCAATTCCTCTTTCACTTCTTTTTATGAAATTACTCGCTAATTGCTTGAAAATAATTTCAATATTAGGTAATGTTATTGTCATTATCTCACCTTCCTATATATTTATTTTTAAAATCTCCATAGGCTCACTAATATCTGTATCTGGTAATAGCTCTATAGAATATAAATTAAAGCTAGAAATAAGCACTGTGTCACTAACTTCACTTTCAACTTCCTCTATTGGAATATAAAAACTTTCAGTAACTTGTAAATCCTCTAAAAAAGCAGTTTCTATTAAGTCTTGCATTTTAGAGTTATCCATTTTGTACTTATTCCTATCTTTTGCAAAAAAATAAACCCTACAAGTAAGGTTTTTCTCTCTACAATTACTATTAAACTTGCCATTAGTAGAATTCTCAATTGCAACCTTAAGACTTGGTCTTACTATTGGTTCTGAAATATCCTCTGCAAGTAATGGCACTGAACTAAACTCAGTGCCTTTTAATGCTTCTTTAATTTTTTTATTAATTGCTTTATTAATTTCTAATAGAGTTATCATTTTATAACCCCTTTTCTAACACATCATCTATAAAGTCTTCAACATCATTATAATATTGACTTTCAAATGTTTTCCTTGCACCTTCCATGAAATTAAACCCTGGAATGAATTTTTCTTCTCCCTTTTGCCCTTTATGAGGTTTCCATATAAAGCCTTTATCTAATAAATGTGCATGTGGACTACTATTAAATGCTCTAGCACTCCATGCCCCATTAAATTTATAAGCTTTCCCGGATTTAAACCCTTTTAATAAATTTCCTGTTTCTTCTCCTATGCCCTTGCTTTTATAAACACTTTTATTTTTTCTATTTAATTTATTCGCTTCACTTCTTATAAATTTTTTAGATTCCTTGGGCATTTTTTCATTAGCTAACTTTACTAAACTTTCTCCAAAATCTGTTAATTGGTTAATATCAAACATATCAGCCATTTATTCCACCACTTCCTCACAGAATATTTCTAAAGTTTCATTTTTGAAATAAGGATTAAGAATATATTTAATATCAAACCTTTTATTATTATATATAATGTACATATCATTAGTTAGATCCTTCGCTGATTCAAATCTTATTATTATCTTATGTGTGACATTTGCTAGAATTGTGTTTGCTTGCTGATTTTGTAATTTACCTGTTTGTGGCCTCATCTCAGCCCAAACCGTCCTAAGTTTATCCCATTGAAAGTCTACTTCATCTAACTGATTTTCAACTTCTAATTTGCAATAAATATCTATTCTCTTATTTAAAGAACTTATCCTCATATCTGCACTTCCTCAGTATATTCTTTAGATAAACATAAATGATTTTTTAACATTTCATATGACTTACTATATCTCTCAGCTTCTTTATCATCTGTGCTATACTCAGCTTTACAATATATTTTAACTGCTCTGAAGATTAAACTATCTGCCTCAGTTATCTTTTCTCCAATCACTCCACTAAGTTGTAAATCAGCTTTAGCAGCATCTATAGTTTCTTGTATATCCATATCTAAGTCAGAACTATCAATTCTTAATGCAAGTTTTATTTTAGTTAACATCTAGCTCCCTCCTCAAATTTAATAATAAAGGAGGGTTATCCCCTCCAAATTAAACATTTTTCTTAGTTATAGTAACTAATGAATTCTTATCTATAACTTTGCCATCAACTAACATAATAGCTTTAGTGATTTGATCATCTGTATCATTATCCTCATAGTTCTTTATAGTCATATTAAGATTAGTATTTAATACATAATCTTTCATATTAAATAATGCTATAGGAATTATATCTTCTGTAGGTGCAGCTATATAATTATCCATATAATCATTTAAAATAACTGTTCTACCTAGAAGGATTCTTTCAGGCTTTCCTGTAATCCCATAATTAACTTTACCTACAGGTTGACCATTAGTGTCTTTTATAGTTGAGTACGCCATAAATGTTTTTTTAGTCATTAACCACACAGTTCCATTGTCATAAGCTAAAGGTAAAGCTGCTTCTGCTCCTTCTAAATGTTCTAGCTTAGGTTTTTCAGCCTTTGCAACGTCAATATTTTGCCCTTCTGCTACTGTTTCTGTTAATATACCTTGGGGTTGATTAGTTCCATCGCCATTTATAATTGCTTTTTCTATTGCTTTGGTCATAGCTTCAACAACATTGTTAATTAATGTTTGCTCAAAGATTGGTAATGCCATTGTATCAACTTCTAAGCTATTAGATACTGCACATCTTAGCTTGAAATATCCAAAATCTATATAAGATACTGTTTTCTTTTGTTTGTCACTTGTATCTCCTTCTGCTACCCAAGTCGCAACTGGTTTTAAGCTAGAAGTAGGTACTTTAACTCCACCTTTTATATTTGTTCTAGTTACTAATGGAAGTATCATTCCTGTCGCTTCCATCTTCTCGACTATCTTACTTAGAACTGTTTCTGGGATTAATACACCTACATCACTAGTTTTAGTTGGACCTACAGCATTACTAAATTCTTTTGGCATAGCTTCTTTTCTAACAACATAATTCATAAATGCTTTTCTATATTCAATAGAGTTAGTTAGATCATCATTTGAATTAGCTTCACTTATTTTATCTATTACAGTTCCAGCTATTGAACCATTAGATAATGCAGCTATATTTGATATTTTGGTATTATCTTTTAGAGCATTCAAATTTGCTAAAGCCTTTGCTTCATTTTCAAACTTATTGTCTAAGTTTTCTATTTCTTTAATCTTAGCTTGCCCATCTTCTAACTGCCCTTCATTAATTAATTTTTCTGCTTCTGTATAAAGCCCATTTCTTAATTCTAAATATTTTTCTTTTTCCATTAAATATTCCTCCTCAAATTTAAAAGCTGTAATTTTGCTTTGTTTTTCTGTAATAAAAAATCATCCTCGTTCTTATGAACTGGATGATTAATAACTGGATTATAATCCTTAAATTTTTTCAATAAATTATTGTCTAGCTTTCCTACACTATTACAAAAAGTAGTAGCATTATTTTTCAATGAATTAAGTAAATTTTTATCTACTTTTTCATCAGAATACATTATTTCATCTACTAAACCTAATCTTAAAGCTTCATCAGCAGTAAGCCATGTTTCTGCATCCATAAGCTTATATGCTTCATCTTCACTCATTCCTGTTTTTAAGATATAAGCATTAGCAGTAGTTTTATTTGCTTTCTTCAAAACTTCTACGCTATGCTCCATATCTCTATAATCTCCACTTGTTGAGGTTGATACATTGTGTATCATTATTTCTGCTAATGGAGACATTTTACACTTTCTAGCCATAGCAATAACACTTGTTATACTTGCACATAGTCCACGTATTTCTATTGTTACTTCTCCATTATAATCTTTTAACTCATTGTAGATTTCAAAACCTGAAAATATTTCTCCACCACCACTATTAATTTTAACAGTGACCGGTTGACCATTTGCACTTCTTAATGCTTTTGTTATTTGATTTGGTGATGTAACTTGAATACCATACCATTCATATAGCCATTCTTTACCACTTGGCACAATCTCACCTTTTATGTCAATGTATATCATTATTCTTCACCCCCTTTCCCTATTGCAACAGTATCTAATCTCCTAAGTGGCTTGTCACCATCTGCAACTGGAGGTAAATTAAGAACTTCTCTCCACTCGTTAGGTGTCAATGCTCCTCTATCAACCATTGCTTGTAATCCTAATTTAGTTGACATTGAAGCATATTGAAGATTGTTAGCTGTATAAATTATCTTATTTCCAAAACCTCTCTCTCGCCTTGTAAATAACTTTCTAGTATCCTCATTGCTCCATTGCATAGCTAACGGTTCAATTTCAGCTTCATAATAGGCATTCCATTCATCTTCATTAAATTTACTTTGTACTATTTTTTCGTTAGTATTGAAAAATGAATAAATTCTTTGAGTTGTCCTGTCTATTACTGCAGCGTTAGGAACATAATCTTTAGGATCTATCTGTTGAGCATCAGCTTTACTATCTACTCCAGCAGCTCCAACATTATTGTTAACATCTAAAAAGTTTTTAACAAAATCTTTTGTTTGCTTATCAATATCTTCTGTTCTCATATTGGCATTAAATTTTAATAGCCATCTTATAATTCCACTATTTTTAATAGCTTTTACTATACCTTGGTCTGTAGTACTAACTACCTCCATGAGTGGTAAGAGTGCTTCTCTAGGACTATCTCCAAATATGTCATTCTCATTAATATCCTGCCTTAAATGAATAATATTTGAATAAGGATATGTTATTATTTTCCCATTTCTATTAGTGAACTTAAGAAACAAATCTCCATCTTGATTATATATAGCTTCAACTCCAACACAAGGTATATTGTACATTTCTACTGGATAACCATTACTGTCTTTAACTAATAATGCAAATGCATTGTTATTAAGTGCTAATTGTGTAGCCATTTTTTCTCTAAAAACTTGACCTGACATATATGGATTAGGCTCTTCATATAAAAATCTTATATAAGGATCTGGATTAACTTTAAATCCTTCTACACCGTTATTCCTAATATGTTGTGGTATAAGTTTACCTATAGCTTTTATCTTAGGTCTTATGCAAGCTCTAACTACATCAGATTTATATATACTTCCACTCCATGCATAAAACCCATTACCCCTATCTTCTATCATTTCAAATCTAGTTTTAGAGATATTCCTATTGAATAAATTATTGAAAAATCCCACTTTCTCACCTCCTCTCTAAAACATTAAATAACTGACATATAACCTTCATACACCCTCTCTAATTGCACATATGCATCTAATAGTGAAGCAAGTCCATCTATACGCCTACGTTGGTTAGATGTTTTTATAGGTTGTATGTTATCATTTTTATCTATCTCTACAGCAGTATTAGTTAAGCACCACTTTAATATTGGATTATTGTTATAATTAATTATTTTCTTTTCTAAATCAGCTCCTAAACTTTTCATAGGCCCACTTAGTGTTTTCTTACCTTGATATACCGGCTCCCAAGTTTCCTTACCAAATGTTTCCTTCATATCTTGTACCCAATATTCAGCAGACCAGGCATCATAACCACCAGAATAAATATATATATCATATTCATTCTGAACTTCTAAAAACCACTCTGTAACATACTTATAATGCACCTTGTTTCCTGGTACTGTTCTAAGCAATCCAATATCTCGCCATATGTCATATGGTATTTTATCCTCATTAACTCTTTTTTCAAGTAAATCTTCTGGTAAGAAATACATTTGAATTACATAAATATTAACATCATTAGGTACTCTGAATAATACTGTTGCACAAGTTAAATCTGTTGTAGAAGAAAGGTCAGAACCACCTATTCCATAACGAGGCTTTAACTTAGTTATATCAAAAGTATCTGTATTATTAATTTGCTCAAATGCAAGCCATGCTTCGCTAGTTGTTTCTCTTATATTAAAGTCCTTACATAAAAGGTTTTTAACTAATAGAGGATTAGATTTAGCTTTATTTACTTTATTAGCTAATTGATCTATTTGTTTTATAGTTCCAAGGCCTGGATTAGCTTTTATCCAGCAATCTTCATCTATCCATTCACGCCTATTGTCTAGTTCATATACAATTGCTAATAATGTATCATCTTTATATCCATTTTCGTCATCATAGCCATTTATAACTCTTTCTACTTCATCATATTTGAGATCAAATACACTTTCTCTAACTGTACCAGCAGTTGTAGTTATAAAAATTAATGGTTCTTCTCTTGCAGTAGTACCATCAACTATAACATCATATAAATTTTTATCATTCCATGCATGAATCTCGTCTAATAAAGCACAATGAACATTAAGTCCATCTAAACTATCTGAATCTCTTCCAAGAGGTCTAAAAAAAGAATCGTTAAATTCTGCAGTTAGTTCTCCTACTAAAGGCTTTACTCTCTTTAGTAGTGTTCTTGACTTTTTAACCATCCTCTTGGATTCAAGCCATATAATTTTTGCTTGGTCTTTCTTAGTTGCACAGGCATAAACTTCTGCTCCAGGTTCTCCATCTGCTAATTGCATGTATAAACCTATTGCTGCTGCTAATGTAGATTTACCATTCTTTCTAGCAACTACAAGAATTACTTCTCTATGCTTTCTATGTCCTGTTATTTTATGAACTATCCCAAATGTAGCGGCTACTAATGCCTTTTGCCATAGTTCCATGATGAATGGTTTCCCACCTAATTTACCTTTACTGTGTCTACAATAATTTTCAATAAACTCTATAGCATGATTAGCTTTACGTGTATCATACTCCCATATGCTATCTTGATTATTTATTATATTTTCAACAAGCTCTTTATAAACTCTATATACTTTATAACTAGTATTTACTGCACCTTGTAGCTTAACTTTATTCAGTTCAACTTTAGCATCTTTTAATTCTTTCTCTTTGGATTTTATCAATAATTCATTTTCACTTTTATTCCTAAGTAATGAATTAATTTCTCGCTTGAGATTTTCTACCTTTTGAAATAATGGCTTATATTGGATTTTCTCCCAATATTCAAGTATAGGATTATAAGTTAATTCATATATTATCTTTCTTACTGTTTTACTCATTTGCTACTCACGAAATCATCAAAGTCATCATCATCATTTTTTTTATTTCCCTTTGGTAAATAATCATTTAGAGCTTTCATAGCTGAAATAAAGTTTTTAACCATCGTATTATATATTTCAACTTCTGGTGACTTCTTAGTTCCCCATTGATTTTCTCCATTTTGATATTCTGTAATCATGCCATTCTGATTTAATGTTTCTTGAAGTTCTCTTAATGTTACTGCCATGTAAGCAGCATTTTGAATTAATGAATCTACTGTCTTTTTTACATCTTTGTTTAAATCCTTAAAAAGAATGTTAATTTTCTTTATCTCTTTTGTAATCTCTAAATCTTTTGCTATCTCTTTACATTTATCATTCGTATTTTTTCTATTTGCCACTCACTACACCACCCCTCAAAAATCACTTGTGCGTTTTTTTAATCTTCGCTATACGGTCTTTGCTATCCACCCCCATGGACATTTTATGGGGGGAGTACTGGAACTAGTTGACCATGTTCATCAAACTTATAACCTTCTCTAATAGATGATAACTTTTTATTTTTCTTGAAGTGTCCTTCCTCCCTATCATGACATTTCTTACACTCATACATAAGATGTGCATGATCCAATGACACGTTAGTATCATTAATGTTTTGTGGTGTTAATAATATTTTATGGTGAACCATGTATCCTAACTCTTCTTCGCAATTCTCACACAGACCACCATCTACAGATACCCTGTACTTGATGTAATCTTCTCTACACATCTTCCATGCTTTGCTATTATAAAAAGCTTTAGCAAAATCCTTGGCCATGTCTACTCCCTACACTTTTTATTATTGATTTCTACAATTTCATATTTGCATGGAATAATAATAACTTTCTCCCCAATTCTTTCAGATAACTCCTTTTCATCTTTGGATATCTGTTCATCATTTAAACTTACTAATGACTTTAAAATAATCATATTTTACCTCCTTTTATAACGAATATTGTGTTTTATATTGATATTATAGTTCGTATTTTCTTGTTTGAATGTTTAATTATCATAGGGAATCACACATTCATCTTCAAAAGTGACTACTTCTATATGCACTTAAAATCTGACCTTGAATGTTTATACCTTATTTTTTTAAACATTCATAAGTTAAAAAATAAAATATCACCTCAAGAAATCATCTAATGATTTACTATATTGGTGATACATTTCTCTATCTAAACCTATATATAATTTAGTCTCTTCTATGCTGCTATGACCTAACATTTCTTTTACAACCACTATATTATTTTCACTTTCTAAGTATATTTTATATGCATAGGTCTTTCGCATACTGTGAGCAGATATGTCTTGTAATCCAAAATATTCACCCGCCTCCTTTAGCATATTACTTACTGCTTGTACTCCTATGTGATGATTAGTTCCTTTTCTACTTTGAAATACATATTCATAGTCCTTTTTATCTTGAATATAATCCTTTAATATAGCTGATAATTTAGGTCTTATCTCAACTATCCTTGGTCTCCTATTTCTTTCTCTTATGTTCTTTGAGTTCTTTTTCTTACCTTCAAATATTTCAAATTCTTTTCTTCTTAGTGCCTCTTTTATATCTCTTACTCTTAAGCTGACTAGATCTCCTGCTCTATATCCAGTTGTAACTCCTACAGTAAAAAGCACATAATTTCTATAATTCCTATACTTAAGGTAATCTTGTATATCTTTTACTCTTTCAACCGATTTTATAGGCTTTGAAGGTCTTTTCTTTGCCACACTTACTTCACCTGCCTAATGTTTCTACTTATCTTTGTCTAATCCTGCTGCTAACTCTCTTATACTTTCTAGCCTTCATGACTTCTCTTAAGTCATCCGTTGCAAGTTCTTTTCTTATGTGTCTACCTCCACAGTATGGGCAAGCTAAATACTTACCACTATTTACTGCACTTTTTAGCTCAGAGGTTAATAATATAAATTCCCTATTGCAACCCCTACATGTATAACTAGCATATATAGCTTCTATACTATCACCACCTTATAAACATAAAAGAAGAAGGCATCCAGCTTCTAACTGAATACCTTCTTCCTAATCATGGAGGACTAACCAAAACTTTATAATATTATATTACTATTGATTTTTATATCCTTCAATGGCATGGTTTGTGCATTAAATGTGCATCTGTGTATATTACTTTGACATAGCCAAAGCTTTCTCTTTTAGTTTAGAAAGATTATTACTACTTCTTAACGGCTGTTCATAAATTTTATCAAGCAATTCAGCAAACACTATATCAACAAGTTCTAATAAATTCTTATCTATATTATTTTGTTTTTCGATATCTCCACCGTTTGTATGCATTGAGCCATTACCTATTTCTTTTATTGCTTTTAAAAAGCCTATATCAAGTTCAACTGCCCATTTAGGTTCATTATTCTTCTCTATTTTTTCTTCAAGAGTTTTAATTTTATTTCCAAGCATTCCTTTCTCAAATCCCTGATCATATAATAACCATTCTAATGCAGACCGATACATTGCCATAGAAGCACTTACTGCCCCTACTGAACGAGCTCTATATGCCTGATCAATATAATATTTTACCTCTTTAGGTGAATTGGGAGTAACACATCCATTATAAGTATCATGTAATACTGCAAGTTCGACTTCTTCTGGGCCTTTATATATAAGTAATAGAGTTTCACTTTCGCATTGTAAACACGTTGCTTTAAATAAACAAGGTAATGATTTTACTACTATTGATTCTGTGAATTCATTTATTTCAAATTCCGGATTATGAGTTACTCGATTAACTACACATCTCCGGATATCTCCACATTTGGGACAAAATAATTCATCTATACATTCTTCAAATCCTAACGTTGTAATTTTTATATTGCTTTCGAATCTTTCTTTTTTAAAGCAATTACTTCTTTCTATAACATCAAGGAACCCACTTAAACTATCAATCATATTTTAACCCCCTAAATTATTAAATAGTTCTATATTATTGCTTATAATTATATAATTCAACAAGTTCACTTAATATCCTCTTAAAACGTACAACTGTATAATTTTTCTAATTTAATATAATTGAACATTTTATCATATTTCAGTACTAGAATAGTATTACTTATCGTTTGTCTTAGAATTAATTATTAAACTCTCTTATACTCTCCGGAAAAAGAATTGTTTTCATAGTATTTATAAGCCTACTCTTATTCCTGGTTATGGTACTTCTATCTCTATCAAGCTTCTCTGCAATTCTTTCTTCGTTGTATCGTTCTCCATGATCTGATAAATACTTAAGCTTTATTATTGGATAATATCTATCATTCTTAATCTTATCTAGTGCGTTTTCTATCCTTTTGATTTCTCTTGATGTTTCAAGCTTCTCCAACTCATACTTTTCTATTAAGTTCATATATCTATCTTGCCCACTAATATTCCCTCCTGAGGTTTGATAGACTACAATTGAACCACTCTTTTGAGGAAGTCCATGGTCTTTTATATATTTAATATCTTCATCCTTTTGTTTAAGTGCAGCTTTTAAATTATTATAGTTATATAACAATAATTCAACTTTTTTAAAGTAACTCATTTCATTTTTAATCATCTTTGAGTTCCTCAGCTCCTGGATAACTTCCTTCGCTGTTTCCTTTGCTGTTTTTGCTATTGCATCTTCAATATTTACTGTCTTATTACCCATATTAATTTCCTCCTCACTTATGCTCGTCCTATAATTAATTTACCACCCATTAATACTCTTATTAGCTCCTCTTTGTCCACTTTATTTCCTTTCGTGTATAAAGACTTATATAATGCATATATATCATTTTCTTTTATATCTAAAGCTTCTTTTACTTCCTCTAAGGTTATTTCATCTTCCGTGAATAGCTCCTGCAGACTTTCTTGTAAATCTAGTTTCATTTTCTTATCAATCTTACTATCCCCATGTACTCCATATTTATTATCCCTATGGCAAGTTCCACATAAGTACTTATGATTTATTTTGCAATCCTTTAAAACTCTACTCTGACTCTTGTGAACTATGTGATGAAGCTCTACCACTCCATATCCCCCACATTTTTCACAGTAATCTATCTTTGCCATATTTAACCCTTCTTTCTTGTTTACTTTTTATTGAGTTATGAATTAATCTTCGTCAGTTTCTACTTGTCCTGACTCTTCCAACCATTCTTCTACACATTCTAAGCAGGTGTACGCTGATACTGCTCCATCATCAGTAAATCCACTTTCACATAATGCCTGTTCACCTTGTTTTATCTCTCTTTCACAAGATACACACTTATGAGGTTTTCTACATTTAACAACCTTTTCTTTATAATCTCTTATATCTTCGTCTAACCCATAAATGCCACTATCAATATATAAATCTTTATCATATTTCATAATTTTATCTCCTTCACCATTCCTACAGATTTTCTTGAATTGTGAACTAAAAACCATTCCAAATTTGTTCACCTTTATAGTCAAAAGTTTCTTTATCATTGAAATCATCTTCGTTAAGATCTTTAATTCTTTTTCTACTTCTAGAAATATATAATTTACTTCTAATTTTTGTATTAGGTTGTCCTATTTCTAATAAATCATCAAACTCAGTTAACTTTCTATATTCTTCTTGATAATTTGCTTTTAAATGTTTAAAAAAATAATTTCTATGAAAAGGGCAAAATGTACATGCACTTGCTTTAGTTTCCAAACCCCAAACATCTTTTATATAGGCATAATTATCTTTTCTTTCTAAGTTCATATCACATAAAGGAAACTTATTAACGAACATCTTGTGTGGATTATCTTTACACCTATGTTTTTCTTCAACCGAAAAACCTAGATGCATCTCATGAGCTTTTAAGTCCTCACCCCTAGTACGTTGTCCCTTTTTATAACCTAGTAGATTTGATCTAATAAACTTTTGCATTACATTTATTTTGTAATCTAAAGTGCAATTTCTCATCATTTTACCTTTCTTACCACTTTCATCAATAGTCCAAAAAGGAATGCTTACTACTCTAGCTTTTCCAAAATTCTCAATATAGTGAGAATGAAGATTACTCTCTAACACATAAAAAGGTATTCCCACATCTTCACAAACACACTGGATAAAATAAACCTGGTCATATACCCATCTAGGTTCTTCTCCTAGATCACAAAATAATATTGCATCATAGATTGGTACTTCTGGATATATATCATCTCCATATTTCTTCTTTTCACAACTCATTAACGCTAATGCTGTACTTTGCATTCCTGCTCCACAGCTTAATATTTTCATTTTTCCTCCTCGTCAGGAGGTGAGTACTCACATTTTAACTAGTATTACTCCGATTTTATTTATTTCGTTTTATTTACAAACTCTTATTGGATTGCGAAATAAAAAATACCGCATATTCTTTTTTGAATAATACGGTATTTTTGATAACTTATATTTAATTCTCTATTCATAATATTTTATAATTAGATTTAATTTAATCTATAAACTGAAATTTAACAAGTATACCTTATTTCAATGAGGCACACTACATAAAATGCTCAACTCCAAACAAAAGTATGATTATTATAGTTGTATTGCACCACTTGTTAAATCCTCACGAAACTTATTTGCAAGGTTTTCTGTCAACCTAGATTTCTTATAGTGTTCAAGCACAAAACTACGATAACTTTTTCCATCTACAAGTATATCGCTTTTTTTAGTCAATAACCAATTCCCATTACCCCCTCCTTGTTCCCTAATACTCCATTCCTTGCCATACTTTTTATAGATTTCATGTTTTTTACCTTGAACAGACATTGATTCACTTGGAATAAAACTTATTTGCATTATAAAACCACCTTCATTTTTATTTTATGCAGATATTCGTAAAAGATATAATCTGCTGTACGCCTTCTCCTTCAAATAAATCCTAACTTATAAGTTAGTAGAAAATGATAACTCATATAATAATACAGTCATGAGTTAATTATAACATATTCTTCTAATACCGTACTATTCAATTTTCAAAGATCAAATTCTATTAACTATTTCACACTTCCTACAAATTGCGTATTACTCCGAAATTTTCAAAGGGCAATCTTTACGACATCCTTCTTCTGGACACTTAGGTCTATTGCCTAATCCAAAACATGCAATTACGCTTTCTCCATTTAAATCTAATCCTTTAACGCCACATAACATGCATGATGAACACTTAGGCTTTTCTATAAAACTTAATTCAAAAACATATCTCATGAAATTTACTCCTTTACAACAACTATAAATTACTGTATTCCTAAAATTACATAACCTTCTTCTAATCCACATTGTCCACCTTGTAAGATATAAACTATTTTCTTAACTGTTTCATTATTTGTATAATGAGCTGGTATATATATGCCATCTTTATAGTCCGTATCTCCAGGATGGTATTCTTTTAGGATTAAAGTATCTCCAACTTGGAAATCCCTATCATTCTTTCTTAACTCAAATGTTTTTCTACCTTGTTCAACATCCTTAAAATACTTTATAAGTAACTTTAATTCATGTTTTTTCATAATTTCACTCATTACTTCCTTTCTCCTAGACCTCAACTCCTTGTTAAAACAGAGGGAGCGACCTTATATTTTCAGGGGGTAACTTACTAATATAATTTTATTCATTCCTTTTTCCACATCTTCAAATATACTGACCATCCTATTAAATCCTGATAAACTGGACTAGCTTCGACTACCCTATATCCTTTGTACTGCTCTTCCCAAAATCTAAAATCATTTTCTTTTATAAGCTTCTCTATTTTTCTCTTACTGTACTTATAATCATTTTTTATAGATTCAGGCCTTATTAAATTTCTTGAAGAGCTCCATCTCTTTTTACCTTTTTTGTTATTTCTACTTTTGGTTATATATCTACTTATTCCTTCAAGTCCATTTTCATTAGGTTGTAATCTATCGGCATTTATAAATCCTATAGTGTCCCCTTCTTTTTCACCCTTCTTTTTACGTTTACTCCAAAGCTCCTCAACTTCATCTCTACTCAAACCTTTATTCATTAAAATGTGGTGATGTATTCTTATTGGCTTGTCCTCATTTTCATCTGCCATAATATATTCTGTTACTAAAATGTATTTTAAAGGTTCAAGCTCTTTCTTCTTTCTTCTATGATTTAATCTTCTAAAAAAATTACTTACCTCTTTTTCTGCATCTTCTAGTGTTTCAGGAAGATATTTATCTTTATAGGTACATGTAACATGTAAATCTCCCTTACCAAAATTCCCATTTGCAAGTTGAGTAATATATCTCTTAGAATTTTTATCATTCAAGTTTTTCTGTTTGGGTTCTGATTCTTTTACTCTTTTTGCTCTCTTGCCCTTTACTGTTTTTTCTTGCCATATTGTCCTAGGGATTATATCCACCTCTAAATATTTCTTCCCACAAAATATCCTTTTTTCTCTCATGAAGTTTCTCACGGTATTCCCCCCTCATGTATCCTTATAGGTCCTCTTATTAGTCTTAATTCTATAACTATCTTTTTATTTTATTTTTTATTTAATATCTAAATAGTTATAATGTTAATACCCCATACGAGCTATATAAAAGGTATTAAATTCTCTATTTTCATTGATTAATACCGTGAATTTTGATATACTTTAATTAGGTAATTTTTGTATACCACACGGTATATTTAGGAAATACTTTTTCATTGCAGTGAAAAGTATTTCCTTTTATTTTTATCTTGTATTTTGACACTTAGATATTCCTCCACATTTAGAACATTTAACATCATATTTTAAAGACCATGCAGAATATCCACAACTTGTACACACCTTTATCCACAACATATCTTTTCTTGTTACTAATTTATAAGTTGCCTGGCAAAGATCGGCTAAATTTTTAAATTTGGTTATTTTTTCAAAACTAATATTATTGAATTTGATATCATCTGTTACTATATTTAGAATTTCTTTAAATTCATCTTTAGTTGTGTTCCTTGATAGATAATTAAAAAGCTCTATCATAAACTCAACTCCTTCTTAAAATCATTTAATGAAAATATTCTGTAAGTTTCTCACACATTGCTTTTACAGCATCATAAACCTCTGCTTTGTTGTATTTAGAGCTATTGATTTTAACCTCAATCTTTATAGCTTCTGATGAATCAATTAATATATTATCTTCTAATATAGCTATACCACCACCAATCTTTCCTTCTAAAGCAATCTGTGTTGGATATATACTGTGAAGCTGCTCATGAGCTTCACTCTCTTGAACAGCTTCACTTAATATTTCTATTGCTACATCCAATGCTTTGATATCTTCTTCTTTAGTTTCAATACTTTCATATTCTTTATATAAATCTTTAAGGTCCTGCAAGTGCTCCATAACTTCTTTTGGATTTACGTTAAATTTATTTTTCATTATTAATCCTTTCATCTACCTAACAATAGATATAAACAATATTGTCTAATGCTTCCCTAATTAAATTCCCTAAAACTGAATCATTAAAAAACTTAATCTTGTGCTCTTTTTCTAAAGTGTTTTTTATAGCGCACAGATCAACCTCTTTATTTATTTCTAGTACACTCTCTGTTGCCTGTTGAACTTTTACCTTTATATCTTTAGATATTGTTTTCATGATGCTCCTCCTTACTAATGTCTTTAATATCCCTAGGATTTGTAATATCCTTTCCTTCATATCTAGATAGAAATTCCTCAAGTGAAACTTTCCTAATTTTATAACTTCCTAGTTTTAATACTGGAAGTAATCCTGCCTTTATAAGTTCATATACATATGTTTTATTAGTTTTAATTAGCTTTGAAACTTCTGGTACTGTATAAAGAATATCCTCCATGTTTATACCTCCTGATTAATTAAATATTTCGTATTAGTTGATTTAAACAATTCTTTAAAATCTTCTATACTCCCCCAATAAATGTTAGAATGTTATTGAAAGGGGGTAAATTTATGAATTACGAACTAAAACTTTCAGTACTATCTTTATTGATTTCATTAATATCAGTTATTATTTCTTTAATAACAGCGTACAATAATCGCAAACGACTAAATGTGGAAATCGAGCCTGGATTAAGTGAAATAGACGACATATTCTTAAACATCATTGATTATGAAAATAATTCTCCTATAATGAACTTTGGCCATGGCAGAGTATGTTATATTAAAGTTGTTAATCCATCTCCATGTGACATTGCTTTTTTTGATTTAAGAGTTGTAGACTTAAAAAAAAACTAAGCCAATATTTTTTTTAACAAGTGCAATATTAGAATTGTATTCATATCCGTCTCAACAAAAATTATTCCATTCTTGTGAAAATTCAATATCAAAATTATCTATACCTAACTCTAATTATGGTATTTTCAAATCTAATAGTTTTACTAGAATTGATCTCGCGTTCTTTCCAGAAAATGCTACCGAGATTTTAATTTCATTTAAAGTTGCAATTTCAACCATAAAACCTAATAATGAAGCAGGTCTAAGAAAAAAATTTAAATATTATAAAAAAATATTTGCACTTACTTTTTAGTTACTAAAGCAATAATTATACTTAAAAATAATGAAAGTATACTTACGATAAATGCTATAATTGGTATATTATTTTCCATTTTCATTTCCTTTCTGCTGCTCCTGAACTCGTGCTTCTGGAGCAGTCTCTCTTTTATCTTCCATTCCTTATACACCTCCCCCAAAATCCTTATTTTGATTTGGCATTAATTCAATAAATAAATATGGTAGATTTTCATCCGGGAAAAATGTTTTGTTTATAAGCATCGCTTCATCAAGATATATTGGAGATTTCCCAGATAACTTTCTACTAGCAGTATCTCTATTAATGTCTAGCAACTCAGAAATTTTAGAAATAGTTATTTCTTTCCTTGCCATTTCAGCTCTTAAGTTAGAAAATTTTATTTTTGAATTTCTCACATCTATCCCTCCTTTAACGCATTGCGTGGTTATATTTTCATAATATAGCGCAATGCGTTAAATGTCAATACTTTATTTGAAAAAAATATTGCAATGCGTGAAAAAAGTAGTATAATAATAATTGGAAAGGATGTTGGTTATATGGAATTTTATAAAATATTACAGAAAATAATGCTAGATAAAAACTTATCTATCCCTGATATCTCTAGAGCCACTGGACTATCTGATTCTACAATAAGAAGTATAATTTCTAGAAAAACTAAAAATGTTTCATTAGAAGTTGCGTTTAAACTATCTGAAGGACTTAATGTAACTTTGGAAGAATTAAATGGTGATGCCCCTTGTACTAAAATGAATAATTTAGCTAAAGAAGAAGAAATCCTTTTATCTAATTTCAATAAATTAAATGATTTAGGAAAAAATGAAGCTAATAAAAGAGTTGCTGAATTAACTGAAATAGCTAAATACTCATATACTCACGAAACCAAACATAATGATGAATCCTATATTCCTACTACTTTTGCTGCTCATGATGATAGTGATCCTGAAATTGCAAAGCATGATGCAGATGTAGCAAGAAAGTTTTTATCTAAAATTAAAAAGAAATAGTTTTACAATTGGGGTGGGGTTATATGACACAATATGAAAAAATGGTTGCAACAGCTCAAACTTACGGAATAGAAGTCTATGAACTAGATGAGTTTAGAGGTAGGAGTGGCTTTTATTCCGATAATGTAATAATGCTAAATAAAGATTTAACTGATAAAGAGAAATATTGCATTATGTTTGAAGAATTAGGACATCATTTTACTACTGTTGGAGATATATCTGATCAAACTAAAATTGAAAATAGAAAACAAGAAGTGATTGCACGTAGGTGGAGTTATGAAAAAATTATCGGTATAGTAGATTTAATAAATGCCCATAACAATGGATGCAAAAGCAAATACGAAGTTGCTGAATATTTAAATGTTACAGAAGAGTTGTTAGAAGAAGTTTTAGGTTATTACAAATGTAAATATCCTGATTATTTTCAAATTGATAATTACTATCTTATATTTAATAATGGGTTAGAGGTTATAGAAAAAATTCAATTTACCTATAAATAGGGGGTAACTTTATATTTTTTTAATTTCTACAGAACATATATTTGTACTTTACAAAAGGAAGGATGATATTATATGTCTCAAGTAAACGTTAAAAAGCGAGGTACTAAATGGCAATATATATTTGAAGGTGCTAAAATCGATGGAAAAAGAAAAAGAATCACGAAGAGTGGATTTAGAACTAAAAAAGAAGCTTTAGAAGCAGGGGTAGCAGCTCTAGCTGAATATAATAATGCAGGAGCACATTTTGAACCATCTGAAATTTCAGTATCAGATTATATGGACTATTGGTACAAAAATTATACTTTGACCAATTGTAAATATAATACTCAACAAGGATATGGACGAATAATAAAAAATCATATTAAACCGGCAATAGGACCTTATAAATTAAAATCACTTACACCTTCTATTCTTCAAGAATTTATAACAAGAATTTATAAATGGTAA